GTCCAGGGCTTCAGGTGATGAGTCAACCAGCGCAGCGAGCAGTTTGCGGACAAACGCCGCATTGGCTATTTCATTACCTGCTGCATCATCCGGTGGTGTTGGCGTGGACGGTGTTCCGGTCAGTGCCGGGCTTTTCAGTGGCGCACGGGTTTCAATCAGCGCCCTGAGTGAGGCCTCATCAACCTTCAGGTTTTCCCAGCCAACCAGATAACCACCATCTGATGACACCGCGCAACGGTTATAATAAATATGACCATTAACACCGTAATAAATAATTATCTTATAGGCATTCTCATCATTCGGGCTGGTTTTAGGTTGTGGCCAGATAATTTCAATAACACCGTTTGTCTGTATGCCAGGCACCACCACATTTGTGTCCGCAAATACGGCATAACGACCGGGTTTTGCTGTTTTTACCCAGCGGAGAAAATCAGTTCCTGATTTAAATTCTTTTCTGTCGCTGCTGGAAAACAGGCTCCCGAAGCCGAACATACCAGGAATCGCCAGTCGGCCTTCGGTGCGGTCGTAAATATTCTCCTGTGCATCCTTCTGTGCTGCATTGCCAAGTTGTGGCGTCAGATTCGTCCAGGTGACCGGGGCGGAGATATTATCGCCACGAACGGTCATAAGAATCCGTCCGTCTTTTCCAAAAAACAGAACCAGCTTTGTTGCTGTCTGGCTGGTTTTGTCGCCCCAGCCATTATCCAGCCAGATAATTTCTGTTATCCCGGTTGTTTCTTCCGTTTGTGTGGAAAAGGTGTAATACCGTCCCGGATGTACGTTGTGCGCAGTTTTGGCTATGGTCACCATATCGCGGGCAATAATTGTCGTGCCTCCGGGATTCGTCATTCCGTAACCAAATGCACCAGGCAGCGCAACACGACCTTCCGTGCTGTCGTAAAGGTCTGTCTGTATGTCCCTTACCGCTGCGCTTTTCAGCTCAAGCTCATTACGCATGGCTTCCACTGTGGCCTGTGCCAGCAGTGACCGGGCTTTTTCTGACAGCGGAGACAGTGAAGCATTCCCGTCCTGATTAAAGCACAGAAGATTATCCGCCCGTTCTTCCAGATTACTGATTGCGGTTAACACGTCACTGAGTGGTTGTTTACCCGCCAGCGCGTTCATGATTGTTGTCGCAAACTCCGGGTCATTGCCCAGCGCAGCTGCCAGCTCATTCAGCGTGTCCAGGGCTTCCGGGGACGAGTCAACCAGTGCAGCGAGCAGTTTGCGGACAAATGCCGCGTTCGCTGTTTCCAGACCGGCAGCATCGTCCGGTGGGGTTGGTGTGGTGGGCGTGCCGGTGAATGCCGGGCTGTCCAGCGGCGCTTTTGTTTTCGTCTCGTCCATGACGGTTTTGACGGCCTTCGGTGTGGCTGCCAGTTCTTCGCTGTCGTTATCCGTATCACTACAGAGTTGCACCAGGCCTTTTTCTGTCGTGGAAGCATTGCTTCCCTTCAACTCATCAACTATCCGTTGCGCCTCGTCCCTGTGCTGTTTTGCGCCCTGCTCGCTTTTTGCTGCCGCTTCTGCACTGGCCTTTGCCTCGCCGCTCAGCGTTGCGACTTCACCGAGTTTATCAACAGCCTTATCGACGATTTTGTCTGCGTCCTTAACGGCCTGCTCTGCGCGAGCCGCATCCTGTGTGGCAGATGATGCCAGCTGTGCCACCTGCCTTTTATCTTCAGCAACGGCCTCGGCGTTCTGCTGTACGTTATCCGCCAGCGTCTCGCAGTCGCTCTTGATTTGTTGCGCATCAGCGACATGTTGCCCGGCCTGTCGTTCGCTTTCCGCTGCCGCCTCCGCGCTCTGCTGCGCCTGCGCCACCAGTTCTTCGAACCGCTTAACGACATCCGGTTTTAAATCGCCTTCATCGAGGGCGGTCAGAAAGTCGTTCAGTGTGCCGGGCTTTGAATCGTCGTAAACCGAAATATCACCAACACAATATTCTCTTTCAATACATGACCGAAGATAAACGTCATATCTTCCGGTCTGAGCCTCAAATGCATATTCTCCTGCCGGCCCCGTCAAAACTGTTGCCACCGTTCTCATAACCACTGCGGATGTATTCTGTCGGGCTTTCAGAATAATATGGTATCCGGACATGGGGAGTCCCGTGCCATCCGTCAGCACCCCCGAAATTAATACAGACATGTTTATTTCCTGATTCAGAAAACATTAACCAAAATAATTGACGCCTTTTTTCTTGCCACTGGCTTTCCCCTTTGCAGAAATATCCGTGGTCAGTGACAGATTCAGCGTAAATCCCTGTCCCGGTACCAGTGAAAACTCCACAGACTCAGCCTGCCAGTGATGGTCCTCACGCACACCAAATCCCTGCGTGACAAAACGCATCTCCGCCCCTGCTTTCAGCAGTTCCGGCCTGCAGGGCAACGTTATCGTCATCTGGCGTCCGGCTTTCTGCACACGTTTAACCTTCGACTCTGCACAGTGTTTTGCGGTGCCCTGGTCAGGCTGGGTAAACGGATGCCGCTTATCTGTTGACTCCACGTCAACTTTAACTTCACGTGTGCGTCCGTCACGAGCATCAAAATACCGGACCCCAACTTTCCCGCTCTTTTTATCCCCCTTCGCACCACCCGCAGCGCCCTGTCGCTCACCTTCACGATAATCCCAGTCTGATACCATACCCGGCGTAATGGTTATCTCGGGCGCATTTCTGCCCCCCGTACTCTGTGATGCCCCGTATTCCAGAAATAACCAGTAGCCATTGGTCGGTTTACTGGTGGCGCCGTACATACCTGCAATGCGGGATAAGAGGGCAGCATCAGATTCTGATGACTGCATCACCCACGGGATATGAATATCAGCAAGCACCGATGAGACGCGCGCCACCAGATTATTTTCAGTGGCGATGGTTTTCACCAGGTCGCCCAGTGTAATATCGCTGAAAGCCCGGGTTTTCAGTGCGGTCACGTCTGCGCCATGTTTTGACGCATTCATGGGGGCTGCGGTGGCATAAATGGTGATTCGGCGGGGAGGACCTCCACTTGCCACCTGACAGACGGTAAAACTGCCTTTATTTACCAGGTTTCCGTTGAATCCCAGCCCCAGCGTTAATACCGCGCCTTTTGGTGGCAGCGCCATCGTCTCACTGAACAGGGTTATCATCAGTTCATCGGAGCGCTTTGTGGCAGCACCATTATCGGTATATCGCAGCTCAGCCAGCCCCCGCTTTATGGCCTTCGTGATATCCTCACCCTCTGCTGTCAGGCTGAAATCCGGCTGATACTCATTCAGTCCCATAACTGAAACGTCTCCTTCACTTCCGGTTCATATACCCAGTCCGGCAACACGATTTCCACTCCCGCCGGATAGACCGGACCAAGGTCAGCCAGTCCGGGATTGGCTTCCAGTACCGCCGCCAGTGACTGGTTAAGCCCGGTACTGCCATAGTGTCTCTGGCAGATGTCATCCAGCATATCGCCGTCAGTAGTCCGCCAGTTTTTCGCCATAGTATTTCAGCTCCAGTGTGAACGTTTTGTTCTTCGGCGCACCGCCGGGAAGAAAGGACGTGGTGTTATCTGAATAGGCAGTTGCCACGAAATACCCCATCACATCACCTGTGCTCGAGACCAGAAGATGCGGGGCCGGATTGTCATCCACCATCTGAACCAGTGTATCAAGAGCGTCCATTCCCACACCGTCACGAAATCCTGCATGCGCCATACCTTCAAGGGTTATTGTTCTGGCCCCCTTGCCGGTATACTGCAGCAGGTCGTTTTTTCCGATAAGCTGTTGTTCATCCCATCGCCATTCCATCGTGCGCTTCATGGCGTTATAAGCAGCAGTATCAATACTGAATTCAAACTCACCAAACGACAGCATGACGCGAGAGGCGACATCCGTTAATGATCCCACCGCGTCCCATGCTTCACGCTCAAGCCGGTTTACGCCCCAGCCCAGCAAATCCACCATATTCACCCCCAGAATGCATCACCATCAGTCATGCGGGAACGCTGACCAAAATTAATATCTCCCAGATTTTTCGTTACCCTGTCTGCCAGTTGTCCGGCATCCTCGCCGGGCTTCTGAGTGATGTTAAATTCCGCCCGTATCTGATACGTGGGTTTTACTTCCACCTGGCTGACACTGCCGGGGGTATACTGAAGAGCCGAGAGAGGATCCGAATTACCCTGCCCCTGAACTGCTGCAGGTAGTCCGTCAATATAGGTGCGGGATTTCTCTTTTATCGCCTTAAAATCAGGTTCTTCTTTCGGCCCCAGCAGAGGGTCGAGAAATGCATCAAACTTTTTATCGTCATGATTCCAGGGGAGATAACCGCGGGTGTCTTTATAGGCCTGTACAACCTGTTTTGTCAGGTCAGGATTTTGCCTGAGCAGTTCATCAAACCATTCACCCTGACCGTTTTTCTGCGCCACTGCTCTCGCCAGCTCCGGCGACCCCATTTTTGCCAGATACTCCAGCACTTCCCGTCGGTCCTCTCGCGGATCATCCGCCAGCCCCCACTCAATGGCTTTTTGTGTAATTCCGGCAAGAACTTTTCCAAATTTCCACATCCAGGCAGCCATGTCGATCAGCGCCGGCAGGGCATCATCACGAATAAATGCCCGGATTTTTTCCAGCCCACCATTCTTAAACCAGGCCGCAAGGTCATCCGTCACCTGTTGAATATGTGGGGCAAGTTCATTACCCAGCTGTCCGCTGATTTCATCAATGGAAGAACTCAGAACATTACGGAGATTTGACAGTGCCACATGTCCCTGAACTGCGCCATCAGCCCCTGCCTTTGTCACCAGGTTATAGCGTTTCTGCTCACTGATAAGCTCCCGATAAGTTTTCCCTGACAGACGCATCCAGGTCAGAATTTTATTGGCCTCACCACCGAACAACGCATCTGCCATCCCCGCCGCCTGCTGCTCATTCTCAACCTGCAGTAAGCGATCAAACAAAAATTCGACCTGCTCCTGGTTGTTTTTTCCGGCCATTACGCCCGCTTTCAGCCCCAGTTTACCGAATACCTCCTGAATGGCTCCTTTGTCCGTGGCACCATTATCATCGTCAAAAACCTTGTTCCGGTATTCCTCAAACAGATCACCGATGTTTTCACCGTTTAACCCCATCTGACGGCCCAGTGAATCCCACGCCGCATAGGTTTCATAGTCCACCCCGTAGCTCCGCGCTATCCCTGCACGCTCTGCTGTTTCCGAATTCCGGTTCAGTACCGCACTTGCACCTGCTGCCAGCGTAAGCCCGGAACCAACCGAAAGCCCCAGCCCGGTCTTAAGAACGGTCCCGGCCCACCCTTTCCAGCGAGCCAGACGTTCCGCGCGCGCCAGCTTACGGTTGAATTTGTCCTGCTCTCCGGTGGCATCATGAATTTTTTTACCCAGCTTTTCATACTGCTTTCGCAGATCAGTAATATTCTGTCCAGCCAGAACGCCAGCCTGAATTTTTCGTTTCAGTACGTCCTGCTGGCGTGTCAGACGAGCCACTTCCTGTGTTGCCCCTGATAATCCGTGCTTCAACCCATCAACCGATTTTTTCCACGACGGATCTATCGTGCCTCCGATCCGGATATTCGCTTTAAGGTTATCGCCCACCGTTGCCATAACATCGCTTCCTCTCTTCCGACTCCGCCAGCATCATTGCCACAAAATCCGTATACGGCAGCGCCATCACATCTCCGGGAGACCACCCGAACCAGGCACCGGCACGCCGTATCGCTGTCAGGATGCTTTCTTCTTCCGCCGGACCGGCGGCAGCAAAAAAACATTAAACTGACGCTCCAGGGCCAGGTAATCACACGCTTCCATGTTCATCATGTCTGCCGCGTCCATCCCACACAGACCGGCAATCATATCCAGATCAGCCTCTGCTTCCGGTTTGTTACTCCGGCGATGCAACAGACGATCGCGGACAGTGGGCGCACGCATAGTGACGTGCGTGATCGTCTGTCCTGATGCGGTGACATACGGCACGGATAACACAATTTCCACGCTGCTGGCAGGAACACTGTTTTTTTCCGACATAAGCATCTCCTTTAAAAAGAAAAGGCGGCCTGAGCCGCCTGAATGACAGGATCCCCGGATTAAACCCGGATGATTTTTTTCAGATCCGCCAGAACATTAACGCCGTTAATACGACGCACAAATTCCTCCGGAATAATGCAGATGGTTTCCACACCGTCAACAGCCTGACGGTAATAACTCAGTGACATTTCCACCGTCACCGAAGCCTCTGCCTGTGACGTTGCGGGACGCGCATCCGGCGTGATACTGGTGATCATCCCCTGCAGAGTTTCCACCTGCCCGCTGGTCGCATTCCCCACCTGGTAAGCCTGGCGGACAACAATCTCCGGCGAATAAAGCCCGGCCTGTAATCCCAGCAGCGTAAGCATGGCAACATCATAACCATAAATCTTAAACGAACAGGTCAGCGCTTCCATGCCGTCATCCACTGCCACCGGTGCATCCATTGCGCCAGTTTTGATATCCACTGTCGTGATATTAATGGCAGGTGGCGTGTATTCATGTGCCCCCTGAAGGCGGATCCCGCCAGGAAGAAATAACGCCCATGCGCGCAACAGTTTTTTTTCACCCGTAATCATACCGTCAGTTCCTCCAGCGCCAGTTTATTGTTAATCATTGCCCGCAGTGTCAGGCGCTCCAGTGGTGACTTCGGCCCAAAGTCATAATCGATATACAACTGCCCTGCCGCCAGGGTTTCTGCAGTGTTCAGTTCATCGTTCAGCCATGCACTGCCACCGTGGATCGCGCCCAGATTTTTAAGCTGACGCATATAGGCATTAATGCTGCCAAGAATGTCGTCTGCCACATCCCGATCAAGCGGGCGATCGACATAAGGCAGCATGGCCTCCTGGATGCTGTCCTCAATCACATCTGCAGTGCGGCGTACCGGCTCAAAACGCCACTGACTGTGGGATGTGCACAGACGGTTACCCCAGTGTTTAAAACCGTCATGGCGAATAATGGTGGAGATATTTTCCATGTTCAGCAGGTTTGCCGTGCAGTTCTGCTCCCCGAGAATAAACGTATCCACCTGCTCCAGACCGGTGATATTCATCACGTCCTGGTTTGATTTGGACCACCACCACCCTTTTTCGTAATCAATACGGGCACGCAGCCCGGCAGCACGAGCCGAATATGGACGAAATATAGTTTGCCCGCTGTCATCCGTCACTGACACGCGCGGACGCAGCAGCTCCACACGCCCACCAAATGACGCGCGCCGCTGAACCACATCCTGCGGCGTTGCCATTGAAGGCGAGTCAATATAGGCCACAGCCCGCAGCTTCACGGCATACGTTTCCAGCGCCTTTGCCACGCCATCATCCTCACTGTACCCCGTGGCAATGAGGATGCGCGGTTGATAGCCTGTCACGCCCTTACTTTCTGTCAGCGCCTCCATGGCCTGAATCACCGCCGCACGCTGTTCGGCCTCTTTCGTCTTTGTTTTACTTTCTGCGCGCACCACAATCACCAGCGCACCAGTCTGGTCAAAAATATCTCGCAGGGCCGGGTATAATGTTCCGGCTGTGCCCAGTTTCCCTGCCTGAGTAATGGCCCCTGCCACCACCACTGGTGTATTGACCGGGAACGCCTCATCTTCTCCGCCGGATAACGTCAGGCTGAACGGCAACACCACTTTATTTTCAGCGTCTCCTGCATTCAGGGTGCTGACAGCCGCCGTCACAGGCGAATCCCCCAGCGCATTCACCACTTCAGTCACACGGTCCGCCGTGGCGTTAACCTGGCTGTGTTCGTCCGTCCCCAGTGTTATCGTCAGGGTCGTACCTTTCAGCGAGGCCACTGTCTGCGCGTTTTGTTCTGTGGCAGCCACAGCAACAACCGAAATCTTATTACCGGCCCGACCTTCCTGTTTCGCCGTGAAATCCAGCGCCGTTCCCAGCAGCCAGGAGCCGGCTGTGCCGGAAGCGCACACACCACCAGAGGCGTCCGGCGCTGTCCCCACCAGGCCAATCACTGCCGTGGAGATGGTCTGCACGGCAACCGTGCCTGTCGTCAGTTCAATGGTTTCAACACCATGTAATCCGGGCATACATTTCTCCCATAAAAAAACCGCCCTCAGGCGGTCAGATGATTAACTTCTTTTTCAGGTATTTTGTGGCTGCTCAGGCCAGCTAATATTGTTGTAAGTGGTCTTATCCGTAATAGCGCTGAAATCCATCGCCTGCAGCGATTTCGCGTAAATGCGGTACGCTTTGAGCTTTTCCCTGTCTTCGTCGCTGATTAAACCCAGCAGCAGGTCTTTTTCCCATTCGCTGGTCATGATACTGACCTGTTTTAACAGTGCGTCACGCTCATCTTCCGCTTTAAGTTTGTAGTCGAAAACAAATTCATCATTGCGGTAGAACCAGTATCCCGACGCCTCAATGCGACGATTAGCGGTAATATCCGGCAACTCAATCACACTTTTATTTTCCGGGCAGATTGAGGTGATGTCTTTTCCAACCCAGACCACTTCGCCAGTTTCAACATAAATAACTTTCAGAGTGTCTGGCTGAAATTTTTCCTGGGCTTCGTGCCATTCCTGACCATCATCGGAGAACAGCCACAATAAAAATTTATGCTGTCGCGCCAGCTGGTATTGCTCAATTGTTTTAGGGTTTTGTACCGTAAGATTTTTTAAGTGCATCATAATTACAAACTCGCTACATTCCGCCAGACGCCATTAATCAGAACCTGCACCGGGCGGGCATTGGCCCAGTCCATACTTTCACCACCATCAAGACCGCTGATAAGGTGACCTGATGGTGCGTTCCCGCCACGCCCAATACCAATGGCACTGCCCAGACGCACATCCTGTACACCGCCTGTTTTGGTCTGATAGCGGGCATCAAAGTTTCCGTAGTTTGATGGAA